GGCCATCGAAAGAAAAACTATACAATAGATTTAGTGAATGATAATGGAGAAAAGTTATTCAAATTAGTAGAAATAATTTGTGATGATAAGGCTTTCCCAATACAAAAAGCTAATAGAATTGTAGGAGAAATTAGAATAAAAGAACGAGAAAAAGTTAGTTAAAAAATTTTATAAATGGAGGAATTGAAAATGGAAAATAAAGAATTAAAAACAAATAATACCTTATGGGGCGGATTTAAAACGACTATAACTTCGGTAAAGAGTAAAGTGGTTGACTTAAAAACATCTATTACTAATATTGGTAAAAGTTTGAAAAAAACTGCGAGTGAGGTTAAAAACGGTATTACTTATTGGTATCAAACGTCTACCGCTATGGATAAATTAAAAACTGGTGTTACTGGATTGGCAGGAACTGTAGTATCTCTGCAAGGCTTCGGACAAGCAATAAAACAAATATCCGATGAGGGAGCCAATTTTGGTAATGTTGCAACAACAGTTGTTAGTGGTATCGGTTCTATTGCGTCAGGAGCAATGGCGGGAGCGTCAGTTGCTGGGCCATTTGGGGCCTTAATAGGTGGTATTGGTAGTGGTATTGGTTTGATAGTTCAAGGTTTATCTAATTGGAATATGAAAAATCAAGAAGTAACTAATTTATTAGCAAGCAGTACTGAAACATATACCAACTATAAAACACAAATGGACGATATAAATAATACGCTTGCTACTACCGTTGCAACTGCTCAAAGAAGTGCTGAGGTTAAAATGGTTGAAATTGCTAACGCACAAAGTTTAGCAGGAGAACTTGAAAATTTTATTGATGTAAACGGTAGAGTTAAAAGTGGTTATGAAGAAAGAGCAAGTGTAATTTTAAATGAGTTAAATACTGCTCTTGGTACTGAGTTCACATTAGAGGGTAATGTTATTAAAAATGGTAATGAAATGATTAACTCTAAGCAACGTTTCATTGATGTAGTTAAAGGTAGTGCTGAGGCTATTCAAAAAGAAACATTATTACAAAGTTATCAAGCACAATATAAAGCAGCCATTGAGGCTCAAATCGACGCAAAAAAAGCGTATAAAAAGGCTCTTGAAGAAGAAAATACTACGTTAGAGAAAGCCATTGAAAAGTATAACAATGGTAAAATCAGTGCTACTGAATTACAAAATGTTTATGATAAAGCAACTAAAAATACAAAAAGTGCAACCGATAAATATAAAAGTACTTTAAAAGAAACCGATACTATAATTGGTGGATTAGAAAAGGTAACTAAATCTTATGCTGACGGTTCTTATAAAGATATGAAAAAAACTGTTGATGGTATCACTGGAACTAATAAAACATATTTAACTGAGACTGAAAAGTCTTACAAAACAACTACAACAAAAATAGGCGATATGTTAAAAGGTGCTAAAAAAGAAAGTGATAAATTAAAAAAATCATTTGATGAATTCCACAATAAAACTTTTAAAGGAAAAATGGATATCAATACAAGTCCAGCAAGAGGACAGTTTAACAGGTTGGCAGACGATATCAATAAATCTTCTACATCTAAAAATGGTTTAAATGTAAAAATCAACAAAATACCGGCTTATGCACGCGGTGGTATTGTCGACAAACCAACTTACGCTATGATTGGTGAAGCAGGTAAAGAAGCGGTTATGCCACTTGAACGTAACACAGGCTGGATAGACCAATTAGCTACTCAAATAGCCGATAAAAATGGTGGTAATACTATGCCAACAAAAATTATAGTCAAAATAGGCGAAGATAAAATTATAGATAAAATAATTGATGGTATTCAAGATAAAAACTTTGAAAGTAATGGGGAGGTGTTTATATATTGATTTACAATGGAAATTTAATTAAAATTGATGGAAAAGTAATACCTTCTATCACATCGTACAAAGTGGGACGAAACAAACTTTGGAAAGATGCTGACCGCAATATGAACGGTGATGTTCGAGCTACATTAATCGGTATTTTTCCAAAAATAGAGTTAGGTATAGGGATTACCACACAAAGCCAAATGGCTGAATTAACACAAATACTCGACCAAGCATATTTTACGGTCGAGTATTTTGATGTTAGAATTCAAGGTACTACAACAGCTCAATACTATGCTGGTGACTATACGCCTGAGTTATTAAGTAAGCAAAAAGGACTTTATAATAAAATGACTGTATCTTTAGTGCCTGTTTCAAAGAGGAGGTATTAGATGATAGCCGTAAGTAACGATTTTAAAACAGCTATGACACAACCAGTTAAAGAACTGGACGCATATATACAGTTAGATGAAGAAAACAAAATAACGAGTTCAGATGATTTAATATCTATTAAAATAAGCTGTGATACTGCTATGTGTAAAACAGCTATGAGAAAACTAGAGGCTAGTTATTTAGGTAACCATGATTTGTTAGGTATGTGGGTACACGTTGGGTTTGGAGTTAAATTACCTAATGGCACCTTTGAGTATCTAGATTATGGTTCGTTTTTAATTGATGAAATTCAATATAGTAAAGACACAGGTGTTACTAAAATTGTTGGTTATGACATGATGATAAACACCATGGTACCATATACACTATTAGATGTAGAATATCCTATAAATTTGTATGATTATACACAAGAATTATGCTCAGCATGTGGATTAACATTAGCAAATGATACTTTTGTACATGCTGATTGGCTTGTAGAAATGGAATTATGGGAAAATATTGATGGTATAACTTATCGTGATATTTTGGTACAAATTGCACAGGTAACAGCTTCTACATGTATTATAGGAAATGATGATAAAGTATATTTTAAACATATAACAGATACTGAAGAAACATTAACTTATGATAACCTTAAAACATTAAAATTAGAGCCTATTTATGGTGAAATTAATAGTGTTGTATTATCAAGAACACCACAAGAAGATAATATCTATATGCAAGATCAAAATAGTATTGTTGAAAATGGTATTACAGAATATAAAATAGAAAACAATGAAATTATTGATAAAAATCGTGATGATGCAATGACGCCTATATATGAAGCATTTCATGGAATTAAATATTATCCATTTGAAGCAACAACTGAAGGTTTAGGTTGGTATGAAATAGGAGATAAGTTTACCATTGTTAATGATTTGGGAATAGAATACACCACTATATTGTTTAATTTCAGTATAACTGTAGATGGGGGTATTAAAGAAACATTAAAAACAACTGCTGACACCAAAACTCAAACACAATATCAATATGCTACAACTATAGGCAAAAGAGTAAAGAATACTGAAATAATAGTTGATAAACAAAACCAAAAAATAGAAAATATTCTGAAATTAAAAGAAGTCTTTCAATCAACACAAATTTCAGAAATCACAAAAGAGTTTGCAGATAAATTCATTAAAAGAGTGGAAGTTTCTCCAGACAACATTGTAACTGTAAATTTTTATTTTGATGAATTGTTGAATGAAATAGGGGTGAATGATATTGAGTGATTACAAAATTGCCCTTTACATTCGCCTTTCTGTAAATGACAAAAAGGTAGAAAGTAATAGCATTGAAAATCAAAAACTGTTATTAACAAAATATACAGAAAATATGGAAATGCAAAACATCAAATTATTAGAATTTGTAGATAATGGATATAGTGGTACAAATTTTGAAAGACCTGCAATGCAAGAACTTTTGGAACTTGTAAAGTCTTATCAAATAAACTGCATTATTGTAAAAGATTTCTCAAGATTTGGCAGAAATATTATTCAAACAGGTTATTTTTTAGAACAAGTTTTTCCTTTGTATCATGTTCGATTTATTTCCATCAACGAAAATTATGATAGTGACAAAAGTAAAAATAATACTGGAGGTATACCTGTTACCATACAATTTTTAAAAAATGAATACTACAGCAGAGATTTATCACAAAAATCAAAAAGTGCAAAGTATTCTAAAATGGAAAAAGGAGAATATATTCAAAAAAATTGCTGTTATGGTTATAAAAAAGAAGATAATACATTGAAAATTGATGAACCAGCAGCAAATACAGTTAGATTAATATTTCAACTTGCATTACAAGGGAATAACTATACACAAATTGTAAAAGAATTATATAATAAAAAAATAGTAACACCTGAAATATACAAGGGAGAAAAAAGAAGGCAAAAAATAGCATTATATAGTCCTTATATTTGGTCTGCAACAACAATAAAGAATATACTTTTAAATGAACAATATACAGGTACTTATGTGATGAAAAAATCTGTCATAAAAGAATTAGGTGAAAAAGTTATAAAAAGAAAAGAAAAAGATTGGATAAAAATTCCGAACCATCATGAAGCAATCATTGAAAAAGAAATTGATAATATCGGCAAGGAAAGGGTTAAGGAAATCGTTCGCCATAATCTTGTTGATATTG